CTAGTAATGCGGCTAGTACTGCGAATCAAGGGAATGCTCAGAACATCACATTCAATTCTGCACCTGAACCTGCTTCACGCGAATTGAAGACAGTGGCAACTGTATATGCACCATCTATTGGTGTAAGTGCGCCATGTCTTATCTCTGCTTCTGGAGGTATTACTGGTATGGGCTTTGGTGTTGCAATGGGAACGAACATTGAAGACCCTGGTTGTACACTACGTGAAACTTCTCGACTCTTGTATTCGATTGGACAACCTCATGCAGCAGCACGAGTAATGTGTGCTAATCCTTCTGCACGAGATGCTCTTGGTGAAGAAATTTGCCCAAAACCTTTGGCTGAACTTCCTCCACCGCAGGCATGTTACGTTAATGAAGCCATGGCTAAACGGGCAGGTCTTCCTGTTTGCGTTTCGTCTGCTTCTGCTGTACCTGCCAAATAAAAGAACGGTCATTCATATATTCTATGGATGACCGTTTTTTCGGCCAAATACGTACATATATGTCACACTTAAAAATACGCCTTCACAAAGGTCAAACGGAAGTATTCAGGGACCAATTTGTATTGCGCGAAGTGATCTATGCCTCTGTATGCGCCTCTCGTGGATATGGAAAGACTCATTTAGGCGCTGCATCTGGAGTAAAGGCTGCATTTGAATTAATGGATCTAGACTTGTCTGTTCCTAACAAGAACATATTTATCACTGCACCGTCTTATGCACAGGTTACAGATATTTATTACCCACTGCTTGTATATGGTATGGGTCTTGGCTCTTACTGCATTTCACATAGTAAGGACACTGGACGTCTTGTTCTACCCAAAGGCGTGGAAATACGTCTATTATCGTATGAGGCGTTAGATAGGGTTCGTGGACTTGGATGCTACTATGCAGTGAATGATGAAGTGCGAGACTGGACTAAAGGTACAGGCTTCATGGATGCATGGCAGTCTATTATCCAACCTTGTATAGTTACTCGTTGGGATAAAGAGAAAGCTCTTGCGTATGGCGCAGTTAGTCAAGGGCGAGCATTAACGATTACTACTCCTAGAGGTTATGATGACTTCTACGATTACTATAATTTACAAGACCAGGATAAAGACTATAAATCATATCATTACGATTATACAAAAAGTCCTCTGTTGAATGTGATCGAGATTGAGAAGCTTCGTCATATACTCGACCCGATTTCATTCGCCAGAGAGTATTTGGCAAGTTTTGAAGAATCCGGCAATCGTGTATTCTATTGCTTTGACAGGAAGAAACATGTAAGGCAAGATCTAGAGTATTTCAGGCCCGGCGGAACAGCTCCAACAGGTGAGCTCATCGAAGGCGAGGATGTTCACATTGGAATCGACTTCAACGTTGCCTTGCAATGTTCTTCTGCATTCGCTATTCGCGGTGGCCAAGTGCATTACCTTGACGAATTCAAAGGAAGTCCAGATACAGAGCAGCTGGCATTAGCTATAAGAGCTAAGTATTGGCCTAATTATAACAATGCAGGCCATCCTGACTATAATAAAAAGATTTGTAAAATCACATGCTATCCAGACCCTACCGGTAAATCTAGAAAGACTAGTGCTCCTGTAGGTCAGACTGACTTTACTATTCTGCAAATGCATGGGTTTATCGTGAGGTCGCGAGATGCATCCCCTAGTATAGTCGACTCAGTTGCTTGTGTGAATAGAATGCTGTTAACTGCGGCAGGCGATATTCACATGTATGTACATCCGCGATGCACAGGACTTATTACAAGTTTGGAAAGAACGAGTTGGCTTGAGAACAATCGAGACACTGCTACAATCGATAAAACAAAGGGTGTTGAGCATTTCTCAGATGGCACACGTTATCCGATTGAATTACTATTCCCTATTCGCAGTGGTACAAAGGCTGCCTCAAGAGGCTTTATGTTCACTGTAGCTGGTATGGGTTTTGTATCTTATTTCGTAAACCAAATTTTAAATCTTGCAGGTATATCATGACATTACTAAATCTCAATACGCCTCTTGCAGATTCGTTTATATCAAAGCGAATTTTGCCTAATATTGGTGTCGCACATACGACTGATGAGGAGCTCTGTGTATTGTATAGGAAATATTATTCGTACAATAATGGTAAACTTATTCGTAGAGAAGATGGGAAAGAGATGGGGCATCCAAACACCCACGGTTATCTGTTTTTTCACGACAAGTACCATTTGAATTCAAATATTTCTTCGCATATGGAGATGGTCGCTCGAGTTATTTATATGATGGAAGTAGGAGTGATACCTGAAGGATATCAGATAGATCATATAGACGGCGTTCGTGACAACAACCTAATTTCTAACTTGCAGCTTCTGATTACTCAGCATAATATTTGGAAACGCGAGTTACCTAATAAGACCTCTAAATTCTTTGGAGTACACTACGACAAGAGTCGCGATAACTACCGTGCACAGGTGTATCTACCAGATATGCCAAACGGACGTCGTTATAAGAAGTTGGGTTCCTTTAAAAACGAACGCCAAGCCGCTGAGGCGTACAATGCGTATGTTTTAGCCCATGATTCGAACCAGCGCCTCAACATACTTGACTAAAGGAATTTTATGTCAGCCGGTTCCTACGATATTTATATAGAACGTGGGGCGACCTTCACCTTGGATATTGTTTGTCTAGACTCAAACAATGCTGTGACAGATCTTACTGGATGTAATGCACGTATGCAAATACGTAGATCCATAAATGATCCTACTGTGTTGGATGAATTCTTCACAAATCCACCTACACCGGTCTCCCCAGGTTCTCTTACAAATGAATTAACGATTTATGGCACTGAGGGTAGAATTTCTCTTGTTATTGATGCAGAAGTAACTTCCGCATATACTGCATGGAAGAAAGCTGTATACGATCTTGAGGTTATCGCCCCCGATGTCAGATTTCCAATAAGCGGTGAAATTACTAGATTGCTGGAAGGTAATGTAGAGTCTTCACCTGAAGTAACTAGACAAGTGGGACCATAATGTCAACACCATTTAAAACTAGATCTGTTGGTGGTGCAATTAAAGTTGTACAGGTAATTTCTAAAGGCCCTAAGGGTGATACAGGCGCGCCAGGAGCTCCAGGTAATGCACCTGTGTATCCTGTGAGCTATCCGCTTAATGGACAGAGAGTTTTGACTCTGGATGCGAACGATGAATTGATATATGCTGACTGTAGAAATGCAAGTCATGCATTAACTATTATCGGTTTGATCAAGGAGCCTGCTACGACTACCGCATCGCCTGTTGATAATGGTAATATCAAGGTGACTGGATGGGGGCTTACTCCGGGCAGCTACTATTATCTCGGTCAAAATGGTGTAATCCAGGGTACTATTGATCCACTGGCAGTATTTGTAAAGATTGTTGGCATCGCCTTAGATGCTGATACATTGCAGATTACTCGTAGTGACAGTATAATTCTTTAAAGGCTATCATGGCAAAATATATCAAACGGAATGGTGGAACGCTTAATGAAGCGGAAGCTGTTGTAGCATCAGCAGGTGCGGCTGATAAGGACAAGTTGGTTGCTACTGATGCCACTGGAAAGCTTGATGCATCATTAATGCCGGTCGGAGTTGGTGTAGATTCACTTGTTGCGATTGCATCTGAAGCATTGACAGCGGGTGACTTAGTTAATATCTACGACGATGCAGGTGTTGCAACTTGTCGTAAAGCATGTGCAGCTGTGCCGCCTAACAGTTTTCCTGCAATGGGTTTTGTTAAAGCAGATGTGGCATTGGCGGGTAACGCTGAGATATTCTTTGAAGGTACCAATGGTGCAGTAACTGGACAAGTTTCAGGAGTTGCATATTTATCTGTTACACCTGGGAAATCCACTTCAGTCGTGCCAAGTCTTCCAGGACAAATTGCACAAGTGATAGGCTTTGCTGTAGGTGCAACTGCTCTTAATTTTGATGCTGGCATGGCAATCATACTTGCGTAAGGAATTATATGGCGAAATTTATCTCTCAAGCTGCTGGAAAGCTTAAGGAAGTTAAGACAGTATCGACAAGTGCTGGTGCAGCTGATGCAGATAAAATACCCAGCACTGGTGTTAATGGAAGACTTGATCCGAGTTTATTAACAGGCTTTAACGCTGGTGATAGAACTATTCTTGATGGTGAATGGCAAGCCTGGGGTGCAAGTACGAGTGTTCCGCAAGCAGGAAGAGTGTATCCTAATCCAGGTCTTACAAATCTATTCCTCGCTACAGAAGATAAGCTAGGCGCAGATAGATCTGTGGAACTTTCTCGAATATCTCGTGGCGATACTATTTATGTAAGAGATTTCGAAGGTAAATCTATTACATTTTTAGTTAGTGGCCCTCCTATTGCTAACGCTGGGTACTATTCAATCCCATTCGCAATAATCTCTGGTGTCTGGGCTGACATAGATATTACCAAAAATAGTTTGATTACTTTTTCATATCCTATTAGCGCTGATGCTGTCTCATTTACACCTGCAGGTAATCTTGTAGGGACGACAGTGCAAGCTGCGCTTAAAGAATTAGACGATGAGAAAGTAATTAAGACAGCTGCAAAAGGATCCGCAGTAATCCCATCTGGTACTACGCTAGAACGTGATGCTACACCATCAGCTGGATATCAAAGATGGAATTCTACACTAGCTGTGATGGAACATTGGAATGGTGTAGCCTGGGCCACATTCGGTGCCAGTGATTCGAATATAGACGGTGGAAATGCATTATCTGTATATCTACCATCACAAAACTTTAACGGGGGTACTGCGTAATGGCTAGTATTATTCAAACACGTAGAGATACAGCAGCTAACTGGACGACTGTTAATCCTATTCTTGCTGATGGTGAGATGGGGATCGAGAGGGATACTAACAAGGCAAAGGTGGGAAATGGTGTGTCTACTTGGACAGCACTTCCTTATTTCATTTCACCAGTAGGTGAATCAGGCTTAAACCCGTTTCTATTGATCGGAGCATAATTCATGACGACTAGTTATAAAGTTTTAGGCCAAGCCGCGCCTGCTGCAGCAGTTCTTTCTGATCTATATGTTGCACCACCAGCAACTCAGGCTATAAGTTCTAGCATTGTCATTTCAAATCGTGCAGCAGCTTCTGCGTTTAGAGTTGCTGTTCGTCCTGCAGGTGCCCCTATTGAAAATAAGCACTACATCTGTTACGATTCTGCAATCGGCGCTGCTGATACTATTATTCTAACACTTGGGATGACACTTGCGCCTACTGATGTTGTATCTGTATACGCAAGAGATGCTACTCTAGCCTTTAATTTATTCGGCTCGGAGGTTAACTAAAATGTCGATACGTAATCTATCTAAATGTGTAATCAAGGGTGATTACACACCTGCTGTACCGTTTACACCATTTAGGTACTTCGACGGAACTGGTGTCAAGGGCGCGTACTACGATACTTTCAACATAACTACGCTTAAACAAACGGCTGCTGGTACTGGAGATGTAACGACTGCAAATGATCCAGTTGGATATGTCCAGGACCTCTCAGGAAATAATTTACATCTTTCGCAGCTTACAGATACCAGTAGGCCTAGTTGGAATGGTACATGTTTGCAGTATGATTTTGCTGATGATGAGTTGGGAATTACTGTACCTACTCCTCTTACTGGTACATTACTAATTGCTGGCGTGAATGGCATCGCTACCTATGGTGTAAATATTGATGCAATCGAGACGTATTTAGGATGGATGAGTGATCCGCAAATAGTGGGAATGGTGCTTTTAGAAGGTAATATAGATAATAGCGAGGCCTACACCTACTACAAAGATGCTGGCGCATCTTCCTTATGGGATGCAAACGCTTTTGGTGGTGTAACTGATTTTACACAGCGGTGGTCTAACTATAATGAACGGGACGAGACCTGGCTAACAGAGATGCCGATTGTAGATACTCGCAATGGCGAAACATTTGTAGAGGCATGGTACGGTCAATACAATATGACATCATTTCCATTGCTAGACTTCTCTAGCGCGTTATCTTTTGAGTACGCCTGGGGTGACTGCGAATCATTGACATCTTTCCCATTAATAACCATCCCCGTCGCTACGGATACTTCATACGCTTGGATTGGCTGCAAAGGATTAACATCTTTCCCATTAATAGACATCTCGAATGTTGTAAATCTTCAAGGCGCTTGGTCTGGCTGCATGGGACTAACATCATTTCCATTACTAGATTTCTCTAGCGCGGTAAATCTTAGTTACGCCTGGACTCGCTGTTCAGGATTGACATCTTTCCCATTAATAACAATCCCCGTTGCTACGGATACTTCGTTTACTTGGGAGGGATGCACAGGATTAACATCCTTTCCATTAATAGATTTTTCAACTATTGAGTATTTTACTGGAGCTTGGATGGATTGTACCGGGCTTGCTACGTTCCCGCATATCAATACTAGTAATGGGACTGATCTCAGTGCCGCATGGGCCGGCTGCAGTAATCTTGCTACATTTCCTAGCATTGATACTGGTAATGTGCTCGCTCTCGCTGGTGCATGGGGTCGCTGCAGTAGTCTTACTACATTTCCCAGCATTGATACGAGTAATTGTACAGGCTTCGCGGGCACATGGTCTGATTGTAGCTCGCTATCGTCTTTCCCTGCGCTGGATTTATCAAGAGGAACAGATTTTAAAAATGCTTGGAGCAGATGCACTAGCTTAGTTGATTTTCCTGTTGTAGACATCAAAAGCGGCGCGGACTTCCAAGGTGGATGGAATGGTTGTACAAATTTAGCCAACTTTCCGCCAAATATGTTTGACACGGCGCCGGCTACTAATTATACTTTTGCTTTCTTTGACTGTGCATTGCCACAGGCAAGCGTGGATAACATACTCGTGTCTGTAAATACTGCTGGACAGAGCAATGGGCGTATAGATATTCACGGCGGTACTAACGCGACACCAGGTGCCGCCGGGATAGCAGCAGTTAATGCTTTACGTTCGCGTGGTTGGACGGTTACTCATAATTAAGGAACTATCATGAACACTTTTAAAAATCTAATAGTTCCTGCTTCGTCAGTAGCATTTGCAGAACAAGTCTCTAACGCGTTAGGATAGCAAGTCTCGTTCTAGTGAAAGAATATCATAGCAAATAACCATCTTGCCATAGTTAATGCTATGATATAATCTATGGCTGTGGCTGCAGCGCCTAAGAAATAAGTAAATAAATTAAGCCACGCTTAATGAATAACCCGATGCCCATTATTCGTAGTGGGCATTAAGGTATTTACTATTAACAAACCAAAGGAACATAATGAAAAACCCGCTACCTATATTTATGGTAGCTGCTATGCTCTTATCTGCTTGCACAATACAACCATTAAATATGGGCGGTGGGTCAAGTTCTCAAAGTTCCGCAGAAGCCAGTGCGAAGAGTGAATCTAGCTCAAAGAGTGAATCAAAAAGTGAAGCTAGTGTGAAAAGTGACAATAAGCAGACTTCTGAAAGTTCGCAAAGTTCTTCTAATACAGCAGGACAAAACTCACTAACAGAGTCTACGCAAGGCACTAATACACAGCCGATTATTATAGTTTGTAACCAGCTCAATAACGGTGCTACATACGGGACCTCCTGTATGACGCCTAAGCAAATTAGTGAAATGGTTGAGGAACAAAAACAAATACGTGAAATTACTCCACGTATTAGTAATCCACAACCGCCCAAAAAGAAATAATTAATCCTATACGTGGTGACAGCACGTATTAAATTAATCATTTTTAACTGGAGAAATAAATGGCAGACATTCGCATATCTGAGTTTGACTTATATAATCCTCCAGCAGGATTGACTGGACAGGAATTACTTCCGATAGTTGTGGACGAAGGTGTGCCACCGCTAGTAGATTTAAAAAATAAGAAGGTGACTGTTTCTCAGTTAGCTGGCAGTAATAACGCCGGCCTAAAGACTTTAACCACCGCTGCAGGCTCTGCTGGATTCGTAAGTGAATACAGGTCAAATGATCCTAATTATCCTTACGCGTCTGAAAATGCAGATTTTACTATTACTATAGCTAGCCCGACAATACTTCGCGTAGAGGCTACAGGCCCTGTTATATTTACAGATGCAGATAACTATTTCGATCCTGCTACGCCAATTGTTGTTGAGTTTCCTGCCTTTGATATTGATGTATCACTCATTGCCGGTGTACCAGTAGGAAATCATACATATTACATTTATATAAAGAAAGATGCGTCAGTACAGGTTGTCAGTGCACCAATATCAGGAGATCCTGAGATTTGTAGACTTGGGTCCGTGATTCTAACTAATGATGGTATTAACACCACTATCAATACTACCAGTACCATGGGTGTTATTGTTAGACCGAACTTTTATAGAAACAATACACTGTATAATGTAACGCAGGCGACACTAATTCAAGGTTCAATAGTCCCTAGAGCAGACTTGTCTATGAATTTAGGCAAGGCGATTATTCGAGGAGAGTCAGTCGACTTTCCGAATATCCCAATAAATGCAAAAGATATTGCTGCAGCTAATAATGTACCATTCATTTATGCAACGCCTACTATTTTAGATCAACCTGTATTGCCTCCTCCTGTATTAGTCATAGATCCTAATTCTTATTGGGATGGAGCTGCAATTGCGATAGTGCCAGATAACCCACCTGTTATTCCTCCTGCAGTATATAAAGAGCCTGCAACAGTTCAACGAGTATTAATGAACATTCGTGGTGGTATTGTAATTCAATACGGATCTGTAGTCTATGCTGATCTTGATGCTGCAACTGCATCTATTAGTACTGAATCTTTCAACAATACATTTACTCCGGACTATTGGTCAGAATTAGCGCGCATTGCAGTGGCTAAGAATGCTAATGCATTGAATAACGTAGACATGGCTAAGATTCTGAACACTTCAGAAATTGGTGGGTATACCTCGTCTACAGCAGCACCAGCTGTTAATCAGATATTCGGAACACCTAATCAAGTAATAGCAGATTCGCCAATTGGTTCTGTTACTCTATCCTTGCCCCAAGACATTGGTATTACAAGTAGTCCTACTTTCAAAAATCCGACTGTATCTGAATTTCCAACTGATGTTTTGCATGCTGTAAATCAACAGTATTTACTCGATGTTATGTCAGGCACAAACCAAAAGGGTGTCGCTGTCGCGGTATCTACAGCAGATGCAGTGAATGGTCTCATAATTGCAGATGATGTACAGTTGGTTGAAAATGATCTCGTATTACGAAACTCTGCAACACGCCCGGAACTCAACGGATTCTATGTTGCGCATGCAGGTGCTTGGGTTAGACATATCGCAATGGACCATTATGACGAATGTCCTAATGCACAAGTTTCAGTGTCTGGCGGTACGGTGTATACCGGAACTAGGTGGTTTTGTACTTCGCCAGTGGTGGGTGTTATTGATGTGGATCCAATTAATTGGCTGCAACTAAGTACCGGCGGGCTGCCTGAAGCTCCTATGGATGGTAGCATTTATGGACGTAGAAATGCTGTCTGGACTGATGTTAATGGTGCAACTGCATTCAAACTACCAGCTGTGTGTGCTACTATTTCAAACTTGGCGGGTTGTGTCTTTAATGCTGCTACGAATACTTTAACAGGGCCTAAAGAAATTCTTAACATGGACGGCATTTCTCCTAATATAGGAGATCGTGTTCTTGTTAAAAATCAAACACCACCAGCCCACAATGGTGTTTATGTAGTTACAGTTCTTGGCACTGCTGCAATAAACTGGGAGATGCGTAGGACTAGTGATTGCGATACTTCTATGAAGTTATCTAGCGCTAATATCCCTGTTCTAATGGGTAACGTGCAGGGTGGTACTTCTTGGTCTACATCTTTCAAAGGTACAGACGTTCTCAACGGAACTAGTATGTATTGGATGAGGCAAAGCGGCTCTGCGCATTTCCAGTTATGGAGAAATGCAGGAAATACAGCTACGAATGGAGTTATATTAGATGTGCCGTGGGGGAGAGCAGACATTGATCCCTACGAAACATGGAATATCGCAGCACCCACTAGAGTTATTATTCCATTTACAGGGATGTGGAGTTTTAGTGGTAACCTTACGTTAGCCAACTTAGGCGCCTGGAACGTAGGTGTAAGAGAGGTTTGGGTAAGTATTCCCGGTAGAGGTAGCTGTGCGAAACTAGTATATTATGCACCAATGGGCGAACCAATTAATGCACAGCGAGTAGAGCTTCACTTTTCAGGGCAAGCGTGGTGTAACGCCGGAGATCAGATTAAAGTGCAATTTTGGCAAAATTCCGGTGGGGATATTAAAATTGGTCCTGAAGTCGGCTCTAATCAATATTTTATTGGTTGTTTAATGTAAGGAGTACGAAATGGCACGTAAACCTAAAGGCAAGAAGCCTCCAGAGAGATAAAATTATGCAAAATATTAATATAGTATTTAACTTTATGAGTTGTTCAACATCTATCGATGACAGCAAAGATCGGATATGTGAACAATATAAAAAGTATTATTACTATGACAATGGTCATTTATATCGAAAAGAAGATAACAAGCGAATGGGCTCTTTAATACCTAGAGGATATTTAATATTTCATGATAAATATTGGATAGAGCCTATTCTAGGAAATAAAGACAGTTGTACTAAGATGGTTGCTAGAATCATTTATATAATAACTGTTGGCCCGATTCCAGCCAACTACCAAGTAGATCATATAGACAGAAATCGCTTAAATAATTTATCAAGTAACTTAAGAGCGGCGTCGGCTTCTGAAAATGTTAGAAATCAAGATTGGTCAAATAAAAGATCAAGGTATGTTGGTGTTGCATGGAATCTTAACTCGGGTAAATGGGCTGCGCAAATATGGATTAATAAAAGAACGAAGTATCTCGGGGTATTCAAGAAAGAGGAAGACGCCGCGATTGCGTATAATAACTTTGTGATAAAAAATAAGTTAGATCGCACGCTTAATACTTTTGAATAACTCTTTAGTCATGTGACAGATGACTAAGTAGATTATTTATTTTTTCAAAAAGGATAATATAATGGAACTGATTCCTATAACCACCGATGCATTTACTAGCGTCGATTTCACGCTACTAGACAGACAACAGGGCACCTTGTCAATCAAAGATAATATATCGGACACATACATGCGTAATGGAAACAAGATCGACTTACAAATTAAATCGACAGATGGACAATACCTGAACGTAGGTACACTTGACCATATATTTCCAATCGCGCGGCTCAATTCGCCCGGTACATACCGTGTCGTAAAGAGTCAATCTAGCTACGCTTATGGCGCAGACTTTCTAATCTAAGGATTAAAAATGGAAATCATCCCTGTCTCACGCGCAAGTGCAACTAGCGCAGATATTGTATTGAATGCCGGCATGACAGCTACTATTCATTTGAAAGATCTCGTCACAGAAGATGGTGTAGAGCTGCCAGGTAACTCTAGAGCGCACATTCAGCTAAGGTCTGGCACGCAATATCTTAATGTTGCTGAGTTAACAGAGCGTGTGCCTGCTGCAGTCATTTACTCCCCCGGTACATATAGAGTCTTCAAACCAGCAACTAATCATCCACTCGGCGTCGACCAAAACTAAAGGAATGCTATGAGCTTTGATCTAGTTAGGCCTGTAGCAAGGCCGATATTGCAACCTGTTTTTGAATTTGCATCTGCCCTGTCTGATAAGCCGAAACTAGTTACTCCGCCAGTAGTATATGGTCAACCTTGGGTTGGTCATCAGTTGATTACTACCGCCGGTATTTGGACAGGTCAGCCAGCTCCAGCTGTGACATATGAGTGGTTGAAAGACGGTGCAGTTATTCCAAACGAAGACCAGGCAATTTACAATGTACAGATGAACGATATTGGCTCTGAAATATCTTCTAGAATCACCTGTACTAATGTTAATGGCACAGGCACTGCATCTTCGAACAAGGTAATGATCGTAGTGCAACGAAATACACTGAAGAACGAGGGGTTTAGTCTTAAAAAGACTTATGAAAATAATGATCGTAGCGTATCTTTAAAAGAGGGTGCATTTGCGATCTCTACTGCATCTCAAATGTCTGGTAAAGCATACTATGAGGTAGTAGTAGATAGCACGTATCATGAGGGTAACACATTTATCGGTGTTTCTTCAGTACGTGATGGAATTATGGATCTTAAAGGATATATTGTCTATCACCAGGGAAAGCTTATTGCAAGTATTCCTGTGTCTGACAATAACTCTTGGCAGAATGTAGAGATTCATAGCGGAGACATTATCGGTGTCTCTGTCGATTTAGATAATTGTGATATCGGATTCTCGGTTAATGGTTTTCTAAAAGGAACTCAACGCGTTCCTAATATTAAGATTGCTTACCGATATCAGCGTTTGTCGGATCACAAGAAGGAATGCTAAACAGCATCAGATACACTTTCCATGGTGAAAAATCTGAGCAAATATACAAGCCAAAGGCCGGCTATACCGATTGGATCGGGCAGCCTATAAATGAATGTGTACCGGTATTTGCAGATAATCCCACATTGCCAAGCGAAGCATTTAATGATGATGTCTTAACGCCTGTTAGATTCTCTGTTAGTGCTTGTCCGCCTCCTCAGTACAAGTGCGATTGGTACGTTGATGATACATTGATCCTAGATACTCACGGAATGAGTTATCGAGTGCCTTTTGAACATATCGGTAAAAATATAACTTGCGAAGTTATAGCTATAAACGATACTGGACATGCTATAGCACTCACAAATAGATGCAAGATCAGTAGAAAGCATGTCGCTCCTGTTAGTAAAACTATAATTCGTCTTGAAACAGCTGAATCTGAGAACTACGCGGGAGAGTTGTATACTGTATCAGAATCTGAATGGGAAGGCTATCCTGAGCCTGTTTTGACATATCAATGGTCTTTAGATAATAAAGACATTGAGGGTGCTAATGGTACAAGCTATCTTACTAGTAAAGAAGACTTTGGTAAGCGTTTGATGTGTAAAGTAACCGGTAAAAATTCAAAATTCTACTATAGCATTTACACTGCAAAGATTAAGTTATTAGAGCCATTATCTGTTCCGTATACTGTTGAAACACCAGAGCTTTCCGCTGGGGATCAAGCAGGTACTGTCATACGTGTTACCAAAGGTAAATGGAAAGGTAACCCAATTCCGGTTATCGAATATAGCTGGTTTAGTGATGGAACTAGGATCCCCAATGAGATTACCGATACCTATACTACGACTATCCTGGATATTGGTGCTAGTATTCATGCTGAGATTGTTGCGACAAACTCGCAAGGAATAGGTACTGCTATTTTAGACCCCGTCAAGATAAGAAAGGCCGATAAACTGCCTCATTATAGCATGGCTCCTATTATTAGTGGAGAAGCTTTAATTGGTAGTAAACTTACGACAACACTAGGAATATGGACAGGTAACCCTGAGCCTACTCTAGAAGTGATGTGGTATAAAGACGGTGAATATATTAAGAATGAGCTTGATACGAGCTATGAGATACGTAGAACTGATCTGCATTCTACGATTGCTGTTAAAGTTAAAGCAACTAACAGAGTCGGTTCTGTAATAGCACAATCAGTTAATAAGGTAGCTATCCAAAGTTCTCCAAGATGCCTTAAGGATCCAGTCATTCGTAGTTCACCTAAAGTAGGCAATACTATTGTCCCTGATACAGGTGTATGGGATGGTACTCCATTTCCTTATATTGAATTTCAGTGGCTAGTAGATAATGAAGTAGTCGCAACTAACGCACCGTTTACGCCAAGAGTTGAACACATTGGCAAATCGTTGGTGTTGTCAGTATTTGGTAAGAATGCGCATGGTGGTATTACTGCAAATAGTGAGCCAGCTGTGATAACTTCACATCCTATTCCTATTGAAATACCTAAATTGTCTGGTGATAAGACACTAAGTGTTACTGACGGTGAATGGATTGGTTATCCTGAGCCTACGTTTAAGTATGAATGGTTTAGAGATAATCACGTAATTCCAAATGCTAAAGAATCTACCTATAAAACGGTAGATGCCGATATTGGTCATAAGATTGTAGCCAGAGTGCGTGCTTCTAATAGTGTACGTGCGTCTATCTCAGATAGTGAAGCCAAGATAATACACTCTAAGCCGTTGTGTATAGATTCTCCACATATTACTGTGAAAGATAATGTTGCAACGGTCACTGATGGAATTTGGTTAGCATATCCAAAGCCTGTATATACGTATCAATGGATTGAATACGGCGATTCTAATTCTTTAGATATTTCTGCGGATATGATAGGTAAGGCAATAGCCTGTCGAGTTACAGCCACTAATTCTGAAGGTTCAACCTCGATGACAGTAGCACAAGACTTAATTCAAGGTGCACCTGTGTGTGATATTCCGCCATTTATCGTCTGCAACGATAATATTTTGTCTGTATTGACAGGAAAATGGTATGGGTATCCTTATCCACAGTTCAGCTATGTATGGTCTAGGAATGGCGTTCCGTTACCAAATGAATATCATCAAGATTATCTGGTATTAAAAGAGGATGCTGGACATAGCTTCTCTGTAAGAGTTGTAGCGTATAACAAGCTAGGTGAAGTGGTTGTAAATACAGACCCGTACATTGTATACAAAGAGCCTATTAAACTGTCTAAAGAATTCTACACCGTTAGTTTCCAGGACAGTATTCATGCGAATATTACGTATTCTGCAGCTACGATGAGAGTATTAGATGCGTTACAAGTTGATTACAATGCTAATGAAACTTCTGTATATTTCGAAAGTGAATCTATTGTAAATAAACCAGCTAATATTATTTACGCTGTAGCAAAGAAGAATGTCCCAGATATCAATATCGAAGATATTCTAGAATTCATCACTAACTTGAAAGTATCAAAATGACCGATAAAAACGCTCCTCCTGTTGTTGCTGTTCTTCCAGTGACTCCGCCTGCAGCACCTGAGACTCCGATTCCTCCTGTTGTTGCTGTTCTTCCAGTGACTCCGCCTGCAGCACCTGAGACTCCGATTCCTCCTGCTACTCGACACCCTTCTTTCTATATTCCAGCAAAATGGGAAATCACTTCTTCTCCTGACGGAATTCGTGCTTACAATCCAGATACCAATGACACTTTCGAAGGGCCGGTAGATGAATTTAACGCAATGCTGAAGTAAGGATTAATATGATAGAACTAATGCCAATCAATGGTGTAAAAACTGTTTCTCCATATATCCGTATACGTACGGGTGAAGCTGCAACTGTCGTACTCAAAGATGGCACTAGTTCTTCATACATCAAGGATCACACTGAAGTATCTATACAGTTGCACGCATTAGACGATCGTTGGTCGCCGGTGTACACTTTAAATAGAACACACCCAGCCGCGACCTTGCGAGAACCTGGTGCATGGCGTTGTGTACAAACCATTAACGGTGTCATGACAGGTATTGATATCTCCGATTACCTTCTAGTCTTTAAGTGGATTGTTACGGAAGACGATGTGCATATCTGTACTGAAGATCGGCGTAGCAGGTTTATAAGTGAATCACTTTAAGGAAATACTATGGGCATAGTGAATGCTGCGCAAACAAATAAAGGAGTCGCTGATCCTGCTGCGATGTACGAAAGTATGCGCCCTTCATGGGAAAAGTCTCGTGCAGTGATCAACGGTCAACAGGCTACAAAGGACTTTGACACGATATTAGATACAATCGGTTATAGAAACATGCTGATCCCTTTCTCACCATCAATGAGTCAGGAGCAGTATAATTTCTATAAGGCTGAAGCAGAACTTCCAGGTATTGTATCACAATACTCTCGGATTATTATCGGTGGTCTTTTACGTAAACAACCTACACTTGTACTTCCCCCAGGTTGTCCAGAGGAAGCGCATGACTGGATAATGAATCAGTTTACGCAAGATAATCTACCATTGATATCTTTCCTAGACGATGTTCTATGGGAGGAAGTCCAAACTAGTAGACCATTCGTGTATATAGATTATCCTAAGATTGAGAATCCAGATGCAATGGATTCTGCAGATTTCGAAGGAATTAAACCATATCCTATTATATGGTCAGCAGAAAAAATTATCAATTGGCGAATGGCAGATAAAGCTGATGGTACTCAAACTTTCGACCGCATCATTGTAAGAGATTACGAAGAGAAGTATGATGAGCCTGGCGGTCAATTCGAATTTCATCCTCGATTCATCGATACCGTATTTGTTCATGAGCTAGTTGACGGTAAGTATCAAATTCGAAAGTTCCAGAAACAAGACAGTGAGGCTGCGGTCATTACATCAAATGGCGAAATAAAGAACATCTATTCACAAAACACACCTAAGGGCGCGTATATCCTCGTAGACACAGATACGAGTATTCAAATGAATGGAGAGCCATTAACGGAGATTCCTGCATGGCCTCTGAATGGCAGCGCTAGAGTTGTTGAACCAATGATGACGGCTCTTATTGATAGGGAGATTGCACTTTATAATAAAATAAGCCGTCGAAATCATCTATTATACGGTGCTGCTACCTATACACCATATCTTGCCTCAGACATGGATGATGCAAGTTTTGAGATGATGGTGAATAGCGGGCTTGGCTCCTGGTTGAAGATTAATAAAGGCGACGAAGTAGGTATTTTGGAAACGCCTACGGCTGCATTGCAAGACATGGAGAAAAGCATAGCCGCTACACTAGATGAAATGGCTAAGCTAGGCATTCGAATGCTTACTCCAGATACCGATCAATCTGGCGTGGCGTTGCAAATTCGTAATGCGGCTCAAACATCTCAACTAGGAACACTTAACACTAAGATTAGTAACACAATGGCAAGTGTTATTTGTTTTATGGTTAATTGGCGCTATCGTACCAATTTCCTAGTATCTGAATTTGATTTCGAATTAAGTGCTGATTTCTCGCCTGTTCCAATCGGTGCGGACTTTATCAGACTTATGACTGAGTGGTATGAGAAGGGTCTTATTCCGCGTAGTGAATGGCTAAATATGGCAAAGGCAAACGATCTAATTACTCCCGACTACGATGATGACGAGGGTAAGAAAGAGATTAATAGTGATGAGCTAATTGTTACTACTAAGGATAAGGCTGAATATCAAGCACAGGTTAATGCTGCCGGCGCAGCCCCTGTTGGCTGATAATAACTTATTGGGATTCCATGTGACAGATGGAATTTCTATAAAGTATTAAACCAGGAGATTTAATGACAAACGTTTCTAATTTCGTATTTATAATGACGCCTGAGATTATAGAAAAATGTGCGCGCATTAAAGAAGAGAAGTTAAACAAGGCTTCTCCTGAAAACCTATGTAAAGAGTACGCCAAATACTATTATTACAATAATGGAAAATTATATAGAAAGGCGGATGATAAATTAATGGGTCGCCCTGACAAGGATGGCTATTTAATCTTTAATGACAAATATTGGTGCGGACTGGACGTCGGTAACTCTATGAAAACACCGGTTAGGAAGGTACATAGAGTTATCTATATGCTGACCAAAGGTCCTATACATAATGATTTGCAAATTGACCATATCGATCGAATTCCCGACAACAACTATCCAGATAATCTGCAATTAGTTGATCATTTGAGTAATCAACATAATAAAGATTTGTCAAAACAGACGTCAAAATATTACGGAGTATATAAAAAGCCTTCTGGAAAGTTTCGAGCAGGTGTGTATGGTAATAAGGTTAAGATAAATATAGGCACGTTCGAAACTGAGATCGAAGCTGCAAAAGCATACAATGATTATATAGTATTGCATAACTTAGATAAACGACTGAATCTATTATGATATATGATGTCAATACCGATATTTCAGACAAGTCTATTGACAGAGCCACGATGCTGCGTCTATATGAAAAGAAAAGTGTCGGCAAAGTTATATTAATAATTGACGGGCATTCTGTTCGAGTTGATAAGCTTATTAAATCATCTAATCTACAAGGTAAGTCGTTCAATGCATTTTTGAAAGAATTAGACAAAGAAATTGCTGGTACAATGGCACAAGCACACACTACAAGCAGTTCAGATCTAATTCAGCTGTATGGCAATCAGTCTGCATACACAACCAGAACACTAAATTCTGTAATCAGTGATGTGTGGAGAGTGCAACCACCTCCACGACACATAGCCGCTGAGGTGGTTCTAACTACTCCCATCTATCAGAATAAAACATTATCTGAGGGATGGGCAGGTATCGGAAGAAATGAAAAGATACGAATAGAAGCTATTATTCGCAAGGGCATTGCTGAGGGTCAAACAGAAAAAGCAATAGCTGATACTGTCTTTAAAACTGGTTATGGTGTCACAAGGAATCAAGCTAGTGGATTAGTCGTTACGGCAACTACTCATGTGTATTCAGAGGCTGATTATCAAGTATATAAAGCGAATGAAAAGGCACTGCAAGGGTGGCAATACGTCGCTGTTTTAGACTCGCGCACTACACCGCTATGTTCTCACTTGGATGGTAAAATATTTCCCGTAGACGATAAAAAGAATTTACCTCCGCGTCATTGGTATTGTCGATCTACTACATTACCGATTGTCAAATCATACGATGATTTAAGTAAATTAGAAGGCGTGGCTCAAGTACGCAAAAGAAATTTAGAAAGACTTACGCCTGAACAGATTACTTGGTATAGCGGGCAGAGTCCTATGAAAGAATCCTACAATGAATGGTTAAAACGTCAACCAACCGATGTACAACTACGTCATCTAGGTGATACAAAGAAATTAGAGCTATTCCGAAGCGGACAGGTTAGTGTGGACCAATTCACTAGAATTGACGGTGAAGCTGTCGGACCAAGAGAACTTAACAGATTAACAGACACGCACAATACACTGCCTCAGGATAGTCGTAGATTCGCTATTGCTAAGGAAAAGCTTGACACTATCAAATTAGGTGCAGCAAGGCCTGAAGAAATATACGAGAATCCTGAAATAAAGAAGGCACTTAAGGAGTATTATCTGTTACAAGCAGGTGAACTAGACGGTACTTTGTCAATGACAAATTATCGTGGCACCTTACTACACAATAAGAAGAATACTCGCAATCGCGTATTAATTAGTCCTCCGCGCGAAGATCAGTTAAAATTCAACCCAATATCTGGTAGATACGAAGATGTGCGAATGTATCAACCGAATCCAGAAGTGTTTGCTAACACGCAACGATTGATTAATGAAAGTACTGATCTTCTTCCCAAGGACAAGGAATTTCTAAACACATTTATTGCTGGACTCGAGGATACGATGTCTATCAATGAACGTGCAGCAGTAAGCGAGAATCTACGACTGACTATAGAACGTTTTAGAAAGAGTCCTGATCCGCAACCCTGGGCTAACCTTAAGGCTGTACTTAATGGAGAAATGAAGTTCTCTGTTATGAACGTATCTGATTACATGGAGACACAGTTGCGAAAGGATTCTGATTTGTTTGCTAGATTGGGCCAACTGAACTATCTTGACCCAGTCCTTGGACCAACTCAGTTGCATACACTTAGTCGTGACTTCACCAAGAATATCATTAAAAAGAATGCATGGGAAGACCGTACCGCGCCAAAAATTGGTAGAGAGTTGAAAGGCATAATTAATACCAAACTTCCGCTTAAACTTCGTGTGCGTATTAAAGAGAAAGAACTTTCAGCTTTTTATACTAAGTTCGCTAAACGCTTGGCAATGAATGATACTCCAGACAGAGATCAACTTGCGGTTGCGCTAGGCAGGGACTTGTATAATGCGGCTAACTATCGTGGATCTAGAAATCAATGGTGGGAACTTGGTGTAAAAATTCTAGATGATGCCAAAGGCAAGGGATTCTATGAGGTAGAAACCTATGGTGTCCAGAAAAGAAGAATGAAATCCAGAAATGGTGGAAGATACTTTTAAATTACTAGAAGCTTTATGCGGTGACGCATATCGAATAACCATGTGAATTCGGTGGAACTCCTAAACGTTATAGGACAATACCGAGCCAAGCTTCAATTCAGTAATGAATTGTTGAAGGTGTAACGACTATCGAAAGGGCGCAATCAAAGCGTAACCGAATAGAGTAGAGATCTAGTGATCTCGAAGCGCATGGCATCTCTTGGAGAAGGAGAGATGATGATATAGTCTGGTCTGTATAGTAATATACAGAAGTGCTGGTCAGGCACAACATTGAGTATACTATGATAGACGAAATTTGGAAAGCATTTGATAATTGTTACGACGTTAGCACGCACGGGCGTGTTAAGAATACACGAAGTGGCTATATATTAAACCCGTTCTTAGACAGCGATGGGTACCCGTGTATTACGTTGTACGGAGTGACTGCAAAAGTGCATAGGATGGTTGCAAAAACATTTATTCCAAATCCCGATAATTTACCAACTGTAAATCATAAGGATGGCACAAAGACAAATAACTTTGTGATTAACCTGGAATGGGCCAGTGTTGCTGATAATAACGCACACGCGGGCTTTATGGGGCTAATGCCGAGAGGTGTCGAGTGCCACACTGCGATTCTCGATGAAGAAATGGTTATTGCTATCAAGAAGCTGTTCGTAGAGTACAAGCTAGGTGACCGCGACATCGGAAGAATTTTCGGTGTCAGCGAAGGAACAGTACATAACATACGAATAGGAATCGCATGGAAACATGTGGCGAGCGACCTAGTATTCAATGACAAAGGCCCGAATGGCAGAGGTGAATTTGCAAAGAAACTTAGCGGCGCCGATATTCCGATTATCAGAAAAATGGCGGCAGATGGTTTGAATAATCAAACAATTGGTAGAAAATTTAATGTAGCACCGGCTACTATAAGGGGTATTCTCTTAGGTAATACCTGGAAAAATTATTAATTTTAACAATGCCTGACAAGCACTGGTTGCAAGTAACGATTGCAACTGAACACAACGGGACAATACTACGATACGTTCTCAACCAATGTACGAGTTGTAGACAAGCGTTTACTAGAGCAAGCCAAAACAACGCGTGCTGTAGATGTAGCCTATCGTATCGGTGTAACTGATGAATTTCCAAAAAATCGTTTAGTGGTCAGAGAAGGCTACAAAACCTACTTCATAGATAACGGACCACTAGGATATGTTGATACTCGTTTGCCTATTACAAGTAATTCTTCTTTTGGTACTTTTCCTGTCGAAGCGGTTACCAAAGGTATGGCAGATGCGCTTAACCATGCTGCTTCTACTAAGTTCACTATCGACCCTGACTTTTATGACTTTACACAAAAACTTCTAGAGTTCCAAGATGATAAGGGTAAAGCTAAATTCTATAACGATCTAAATGTGTATAGAACACACATTATAGAACGTGGAGACGCGTATGAACGATTTAAAGCAATGCAATATTTCCGAAATGGGAATAAAGCTTTTAGTAATACACCGTTTCTAGATCATCGCGGCCGTGTATATGATTCAGGATTAATTGGAGCACAAAGTGGTGCTACATTCAGACCCTTCTTGAATTCAGCATTGTCTAAACCGTTAACCGAAGAAGGTTATTTAAATCTACAGGATAAAATAGGTCAAGTATTAGGTGGCGGAAGCGATAAGTTTGAAGGATTGCAAAATGCGATGTCTATTAAAGGTAGACAACAAATTGCTCTTAACTATCGTGGAAAACTAATTGAGCTTGGTGATCAGATGCGCAGGGGTAAGCCTAATGATATTCGCAAGATTCTTGAATCAGAGTTCTTTGCTGAAATAGACGCAGAGGAACAAGGCGAAGTGATGCGCTTAGCTTTGGAGATGAGCAGAATTAATGAATTTCTAAAAGGCGATTTCTCTGACTTGAAAAAATTGAATAGCTTTAAGACGTCATTAGCGTTGGAGCAAGATGCTTCGTCTTCTGCTGCTCAGATCATTGCGATGACAACTAAGAATAAACAGCTAGCGCAGATGTCTAATGTGGTGCCAACTAATACAAAACAACGTTTATATGATGAGGTTGCTGCAGATACTTTCAATGATCCTCGCTTTATTGAGTTGAATAAGAAATTGAATCTGACTCAAAAGGATTTACAGAAAGGGGCCAAGGGACTAGTAATGGTAAAATTTTGCCATTGTAAAACACCGTTAATTGCTGGAAACACTCTATGAGTCAATCAGCAGCCAAGCTTTAACAGAAATGTTTCAGAAGGTTCAACGACTAGAGCAGACGACCTTAAAAGGTTATGTAGCTCGTACAATCCAAGTGGATTGGAAACGCGGTGGTATAGTAGAAAATACTATATAAGATATAGTCTAATCTATATGGTGACATATAGTAAGACAGCTACTGTTTATAGTAGCTAGTCTTTCATAGAATTAACGACTCTATGTAATATTAATGAAAAGGTTATGGGGCAGGTGATCGTACGGGCATTCTCGCTGTAGAGAAAAAGGTTGGTAAAATATTAGCAGCTGGTGAGGACACTCTTGTTGTAAAGGCTGTAGATCGCGATCTTGTCTTAAATGAGATCTCAGCACGTATGGCTAGATACGAGAAATTTGATCCAGATATGTACAATGAGCTAAAAGCTCTACGTAAAGATGTGAAGGATGTCTTTAACAAGGGCATTCCGCCTGGTGATGAAATAATGGATCAGCTGTACTTCCTAGATCCAAAGACACGCGAATTCATCGAAAAACTTGGCCAAACGTATGATAGAATCGTTACTCCTGATGATATAGCTGCGATGGCTAAGATCATGACAGAGTATATGCGTGCAAGAGCTCCGATTATGGATGACTTTACACGTGTATTAGGACGTTTAGCACAAGACTTTATGTTGAAAGCCAAGCCTAAAGAAAGTAGTATCGATTACGGTGATTTGCTTGCGACTCTAATTGCTGGAGAAAAGAAACGTGGTACTAAGTTACCTGGATGGCTTAACCGTATTCTCGGTATTAAAGATGAGGCAATACGTGACAAGCTACTTAGAAGGATTCCTGGATATATTCCTGGAAGCCCTCTAGATATTGCTATTAGAGGTAAAGAGGCGCCTACAAAGCGTAGAATGGGCTTTAAGCTTGGTAAGTTTGATTTATATTCAGAAGATATAACAAAAGGAGTTGAAATCGGTATTGCGAATAAGTTGCCTAAGACATGGACAACTGTTCCTTGGGTGAACTTTAATGGTACAGTATTGGAACAAGAATTTTTACAAGTATTTGAAGAGAAATTGTGGTATAAAGACAAAGACGGTAAATGGGTTGTTAATATCTTACAGATAGATCAGAAAACTGATCCTACCACTTGGGAACAGTTACGTAACAAAGAGGGTAAGATTAATGCAATCGCTGATACTAATAAAGTAAGAACCAGTTATGGCGTTAATGCTAACCATAGCAATGATGCCGTAATTGTTAATCAATACCACTTATTTGGTAAGAAAAATAAAATACCTACTGCTTCAATTCACGATGCGTTCTTTAATCATGCTGCAGATATAATTCCTGTGCGAGATGCATTAAGAACTGTATTTGCAGATACGTTAGAGACAAACGTGTTGAAAAAGACTTTGGATGAGATGTTAGCTAGAGGTCTACCAAAAGAGTTATACGATCAATATCTAAATGAGATGATTGATAAAGGTATGATTCCTGTTCCTGGTCGCTCTGTTGTAGGCGGCAAAGTAATGACGAAAGATGATATCCTCACAAGGGAGGATATTCTAGCGCCTATTGATAGATCTTTCAGAACTAACAGATATTTTTACGGAGTGAATTAATAATAATCCAGCTAACTACTGGAACTCTCACAAGGCATTACTGCCTTAAAACGAGATTGTATCTCAAACTAACGCGAATTGTATTCGCAGAGGACATTTAAAATGGCTGGAACCGAAGAAACTATTGTTGAAACGAAAATTGATCCTGTTGTCGAGACTGTTGTTGATGACAAAGAGGAAGAAAAAACTATTGTCGTTAAGCATGTCACCAAAGACGACGACATGGTGGACAAACTCGTTAAAGATCGTCTTGGAGAAGAGTTAAAGCCGATTAAGGGTAAATTGGATAATGCATATAAGGCACGAGATGAAGCTCTTGCCAAAGTTGCAGAATTCGAGCGTCGCGAGAAAGAAGCTAAGATCAAGCAATTGAACGAAGAAGGCAAACATCGGGAAGCCTACGAATTACAATTGCAAGAACTCAGAGCACAAAATGATGCGTTGAATAAGCGCAACATGGAACTCTCTCGTGATGTAGCAGTCAAAGACGCTTTGAAGTCGTATTCTTTTAAGAATGACAAAGCCTCTGAACTGGCCTTTAAAGAAATTGTTGCAGAGCTCGTACAGAATGAGTCCGGTACGTGGGTACACAGAACTGGTATTTCTGTTCGTGATTATTGCGAAGCTTTCTCAAAAGACGAGGATCAATCGTTTCTGTTTAAGCCAAAGGCGAATAGTGGCGGTGGAACGACTACTACTACAAATAGTAGCGGAAAGCCCGCTGCATCTGGTAAGAAATCATTGTTCGATATGCCGCAGAGTGAAGTTCTTGCACTTGCAGCTGCAGGCAAAATTGGACCTAACCAACCTCCTATTTAAAACTGGAAAATTGAAATGACTCAAATTGTCAACAACATTAACGGTGCAAATACCTATGCACTGCAAAACGCTCTCGGCGCATACTCCGATGAAGCGTACACGAATGCCAAGAAGTTGTCTGGCACCGGTATTGTGAGTTCGAACCCGAACATCGATACCTCTACCGAGACCTTTATTGGTCAAGTTCGTTGGTTCAAACCCCTGAATCCCACCATCAACGTTGCATCTTTGACGAATGCTGCTAACGGTACTGGTACTAGCTACCAATCCGACTTCAGCTCGTACGTCAAGACTGTGCGTACGCATGGTGCAACTCAAGTTAATCTGCAACAAGTTATCTCTCAAGTGGATGGCCTGGCAAAGATTAGCCGTGACTTCGGTGAGACGCGTGGTCAAGATGAGCATAACTCTATCCTGACTGTGCTCAAGGGTGTCGCAATCACTGAAGCTCTCATGGGTGCAGCTAGCGGCTCTGGCGCTGTTGGTCTTGGTGGACAAACCTTCACAAACGATCCGACTGATAAACGCTTTGGTTTCTACGTTGATCTTGGCGCTTCTAAACTGGTTGTGCCGCCGTCGTCTACTCAACAAGGCGCCCAGCGTGCTGAAGGCTTCTTGAATGCGATCGGTATGGCCTGGAAAGATTATGAGCCGGAGTACTGCTATCTTGTGGTCTCGCCTGAAGTTCTGGCTTCGCTGCGTTCCGCCAATCTGGTTGATGAAACCAAGGTCGTTGAGGCCAACGTGGTGTTCGACACGATCTTCTCTGGCAAGTTCCG